TGGAATGGATGGACATACCTAATATGGCTATTGTTCATACTGAAGGTATCACGGAAGCAGATGCTATGTATCTAGCACAGAATGACGTGCAGATTGTCGAGGAAGAACTTGTACGTGCGCACCCTTGCGTAGACAAGCTAGACAGTGTACGTCAACTTGTACTTATGGATATGGCATTCAATATGGGTGTCCCAAGACTGTGTAAGTTCGTAAAGATGTGGAATGCTATCCATGAAGGTAAATTTGATATTGCAGCAAAAGAAATGCTTGACAGCAGGTGGGCAATTCAGGTAAAATCAAGAAGTACAAAATTAGCAAATGCAATGCACAATGGTGAGTTTTAATGGCTAGACAATTAACTGATAAGCAACAAGCACTACTCAACGTCCTGTTTGAAGAGGCAGGTGGCGATATGGTGCAAGCAAAGAAACTGGCGGGATATGCTGACACTTCTAGTACTGCAGAAATTGTTAAAGGTCTTAAAGAAGAAATACTTGAGGCGACTCAAATGTACATGGCACGTAATGCACCGAAGGCTGCGATAGCTATGACACATGCATTGTATGACCCAACTGAGTTAGGCATACGTGATAAGATGTCTGCCGCTAAAGAACTGCTTGACCGTACTGGTCTGGTAAAAACTGAGAAGATGCAAGTAGAAGCATCGGGCGGTGTAATGCTTATGCCACCTAAAGCAGTTGTAGAAGATGACTAGCTTTATTGATTGGGATGCACCCATTAAAGAAAGTAGAAAAAAAGATACCTGTCCGAACTGCATAACTAAAAACATGAAACGTAAGGGCAAAAACAGACGTATATGTTTAGATTGTGATACATTATTTATTAGGCCAACAAATGACACGCAGCATAGGTAAGTGGAAGCTACCACAACCAACCGACATTAAAGAAGAAAACGAATGGGTGCAGATACCTCGCATTGCAAGGACTGTACCTTTCGGTTATAAAAGAAATGATGAAGACCCCGACATTCTTGACCCAATACCAACAGAACTTGACCTGCTAGAGAAGGCTAGGTCACACGTAAATCAGTATAGTTATCGTGAAGTAGCCAACTGGCTAAGTACCAATACAGGAAGGTACATATCTCACGTAGGTCTAAGGAAACGGTTACAGAATGAACGACAGCGTAAGAACCAAGCTAAAAGCCTCCTCAAGTGGGCAGAGTATGCGGAAACGGCAATCGCCAAAGCGAAAAGTCTCCAAGAAGAAAGAACAGGCTCCAAAGCCAACGGTTGATATACAGCCTATTGAATATGAAACACAAGCTATTGAAGAAACAGCTAACGTACTATTCAAGCCTAACCCCGGCCCACAGACTGACTTTCTAGCGGCAGCGGAACGAGAGGTACTATATGGTGGAAGTGCTGGCGGTGGTAAATCCTACGCTATGTTATCTGACCCACTACGTTACATGGGGCATCCCGCATTTAGTGGATTGCTACTGCGACATACAACAGAAGAACTAAGAGAACTTGTATTTAAGTCGCAGGAGTTGTACCCAAAAATCTGGCCGGGTATCAAATGGTCAGAGAGAAAAATGCAGTGGACTGCACCATCTGGCGCAAGGTTGTGGATGTCATATCTTGATAGGGATGATGATGTCTTGCGTTATCAGGGTCTAGCGTTTAGCTGGATAGGGTTTGACGAATTGACTCAGTGGGCCACACCCTACGCTTGGAATTACATGCGTTCACGTCTACGGTCCACTGCACCTGACTTGCCTATCTTTATGAGAGCCACAACTAACCCCGGAGGAAGAGGTCATCACTGGGTTAAGAAAATGTTTATTGACCCTTCACCGTATAATAGAGCCTTCGATGCCACAGATAGCGAAACAGGAGAGGTACTGCGATACCCTGCAGGACACGAGAAGGCTGGAAAGTCTTTATTTAAAAGGCGGTTTATCCCAGCACGATTATCAGACAATCCTTATCTGGCAGAGTCGGGTGACTACGAAGCAATGCTGCTTTCCATGCCAGAGCAACAAAGACGCCAACTCCTTGAAGGTGATTGGGATATTAAAGAAGGTGCGGCTTTTACGGAATTTGACCGTAATATTCATGTTGTCGAGCCTTTTGATATTCCTCACAACTGGGTTAAGTTTCGCGCTTGTGACTACGGTTACGGTAGTAAGTCTGGTGTTATTTGGTTTGCTGTTGCACCTAATGAACAGCTTGTGGTATATAGAGAACTTTACGTTTCTAAAGTCCTTGCCGCAGACTTGGCAGATATGATACTTGAATTAGAGGCGGGTGATGGAACTATTAAATATGGTGTGTTGGATAGCAGTCTTTGGCATAAGCGTGGTGATACTGGACCGTCTCTTGCGGAGACTATGATTGCACGAGGATGCCGTTGGCGTCCATCAGATAGAAGCCGTGGTAGCCGTGTAGCAGGTAAGAACGAAATACACAGGCGTTTGCAGGTAGATGAATTTACAGAGGAGCCTAGACTTGTATTCTTTAATAGCTGCACAAATACAATATCGCAGTTACCAGCCATCCCGCTTGATAAGAAAAATCCAGAAGACATTGATACGAATAGTGAAGACCACTTGTATGATGCCTTAAGATATGGTATAATGTCCAGACCAAGATTTAGTATATTTGATTATGACCCTATGGGAAGACCAAGTACAGGTATGCGTGTAGCAGACAGCACATTCGGATATTAAGGAAAACATTATGGCTGAAGAAGAAATTATGATTGAAGACGATGCAATTGCACTAGAAGACACAGATGATTCTGTAGTTGTAGATGCCGATGTATCATCCATCATTCCATTTATTTACGAAAGATACCAGCGTTCAGAAGATTATCGTGAACAAGATGAAGACCGCTGGCTACGTGCTTACCGTAACTACCGTGGTCTATATGGACCTGATGTACAGTTTACTGAGGCAGAAAAGTCTCGCGTATTTATTAAAGTAACGAAGACAAAGACGCTGGCAGCTTACGGACAGATTGTAGATGTCTTGTTTGCTAATCAGCGTTTTCCTTTATCTGTAGACCCTACTGAGTTACCAGAAGGCGTGGTAGAAGATGTTAGCTTTGACCCACAGGAACCAGAGCAACTACGTGGTGACACAGCACTGTCTACTAGCCCATACGGTTTTGCTGGTGATGGCAACGACTTGGAGCCGGGTGCTACTGCACAGTCACTGCAAGAGAAGCTAGGCGTAGTACAGAACAAACTAGAGCCAGTGCAGGAGAAACTAAAAGAAGGTCCGGGTAAGACACCTACAGCGATTACATTTAGCCCTGCTATGATTGCTGCTAAGAAGATGCAAAAGAAGATACACGACCAACTAGAAGAGTCTGGTGCGGGTAAGCATATGCGTAACTCTGCATTTGAGATGGCACTGTTTGGTACAGGTGTAATGAAAGGCCCGTTTGCTACGGACAAAGAGTATCCTAATTGGGATGATGAAGGTAACTATGACCCACTGTTTAAGACAGTTCCGCAAGTACAGCATGTATCAGTTTGGAATTTTTATCCTGACCCTGATGCGAATAACATGGATGAAGCGCAGTACGTAATTGAACGGCACAAGATGTCACGTTCACAACTACGTAGTCTCAAGAAGCGTCCATACTTCCGTGGTCAAGTAATTGACGAGGTTATTGCTATTGGTGAGAACTACACAAAGAAGTATTGGGAAGATGACCTATCTGACTATGCACCTGAGTCTTCTATTGAACGCTTTGAAGTACTTGAGTATTGGGGCATGGTTGATGTCGATATGCTTGAAGAGCAAGACATTACAATACCAGATGAGTTGCAAGACTTTGACGAACTGCAAGCAAACGTGTGGATATGTAATGGCAAACTTATTCGTATGGTTCTTAATCCATTCAAGCCTAGCAAGATTCCATACCATGCTGCGCCATACGAACTGAACCCGTACTCTTTCTTTGGAGTGGGTATTGCAGAAAACATGGACGATACACAAACTCTTATGAATGGGTTTATGCGTATGGCTGTCGATAACGCTGTCCTATCGGGTAACTTGATTATGGAACTAGATGAAACTAATCTAGTGCCGGGTCAGGACTTGTCACTATATCCGGGCAAGGTATTCCGTAGACAAGGTGGTGCGCCGGGTCAAGCTATCTTTGGAACTAAGTTTCCAAATGTATCATCAGAGAATATGATGCTGTTTGACAAAGCACGTCAGTTATCAGACGAAAGCACAGGTATGCCTAGCTTTGCTCATGGGCAAACAGGGGTATCTGGTGTAGGCCGTACTGCATCCGGCATATCAATGCTTATGGGTGCTGCCAGTGGTGGTATCAAAACTGTTGTAAAGAATGTGGATGATTATCTTCTACGCCCATTAGGCGAAGGTTTCTTCCGTTTTAATATGCAGTTTGACTTTGACCCTGAAATTAAAGGCGACCTAGAAGTTAAGGCACGTGGAACTGAAAGTCTTATGGCTAACGAAGTACGTAGTCAGCGTTTGATGCAGTTCCTGCAAGTAGCAAGTAGCCCAGCACTTGCACCTTTTGCTAAGTTCCAATATGTAATCCGTGAGATTGCATCATCACTGGACTTAGACCCCGACAAAGTAACCAACAATATGGATGAAGCTGCTCTGCAAGCAGAGATTATGAAAGGCTTCCAAGCACCTGCACAACCAGAACAGGGTATGGCTACTGGTAGTCCGATGGACCCAACTGGCGCAGGTGGTGGTAATATAGGCACAGGACAAGTACCTGTACCGGGTGAACAAGGATTTAGTGCAAATGGACAAGAAGCAAATACTCAGCAGCCTCAAGCCGTTGGTGGGCAACAACCACCAATGGGAGGCATTCAATAATTATTTGGATGATGCGATAGAGCAACATCACAAAGTAATGGAACAATCAACCGATACTATTGCATTACATAGACAGCAAGGTGCAATAGCAGTATTACGTAGACTAAAACAACTTAGGGATGAAATCAATGGCTCTGAATAAACAAATGGAAATGTTTGACGATGGTGGTCTTATGGATGAAGGTGGTACAGTAGACCCTGTATCTGGTAATGACGTGCCGCCCGGTTCTACACAAGAAGAAGTACGTGATGACATTCCGGCACAGCTAAGTGAAGGCGAGTTTGTATTTCCTGCTGATGTTGTACGCTTTATTGGTCTTAATAATCTTATGCAGATGCGACAGCAAGCTAAGATGGGATTAAAACAGATGGAAGAAATGGGTCAAATGGGCAATAGTGATGAAGCTACTATGCCAGATGATTTGCCATTTGATATTAATGACCTTGACATGGAAGATGAGTTAGAATATAATATAGGTGGTTTTGTTCCTGCGACTGCACAACAACAACAATATGGTATTAGTGGTATGCAACAAGCTGCAGCACCAACAACAGGTGTAGCAGCTATACCGCAACAAGCTGCATCACAACAATATGTACAACCAGTGCAAGCTGTAGTACCTACTACTCCTGTGTACACACCTGCAGAAATTCCTACTTTTAAAGGCTTTGTAGGGGATAATGTTCCGGGCGTAGACTTTGAATATGTAGAATATAAAAATGAAGCAGGTAATGTTATTCAACTACGTAAAAGTAAAACAACAGGTGACTTACTAGACCCTGTACCAGAAGGCTATACGTTTGTAGACCCTGAAGCTACTAAGGTAGAAGAAGCAACTGTAGCACCTACAACACCGCAGACTACTACTGTACGTGAAGATGGAGGTGATGCTGACCACGCTAAATCAGAAGAAGAAAAGTATGGTCCGGGCGGTGGTAGACTAGGCATTCCGGGTACGGATATAATTTATGGAGTATCTTTTGAAAATATGGGTACGTTACCGGGTGTATTTGGGGGTGTACAAGGTGCATTAGGTTTAGCTACAGGTAAACCCCTGTCATCTGATGCATTAGTTAACTTTAAATTAGATGATGATGTATTTACTTTAACGGGTGATGAGTACAACAAAGTTAAAACTGCATTTGACAATGATGCACTTTCAAGAAAAGAAAAACAAGATATTTTTGAAGCTGCTAGGTATGAAGGTAAAGTGCGACAAGCAGAAAAAGCTATAGAAGAAGCAAAGAAAGCAGAAAAAAGAGTTAAAACTTCTGATGTATTTAAAGATTCAGGATTCCAAGAAACAGGTGGTGATGAATCGGTAGACACATCATCAAAGGGAGCAGCTTTAGAAGCAAGTCTGAGAGGCTCCCCAACTCCGGGTGGTACAGGTAGAGGACGACAAGACTATTCTGGTGGTTATTCGCAAGATGATACAGCAGGAAATGAAACACCTCAAGATAGTGGTTTTAGTATGGGTTCTGATTTTAGTGCATCTGAAAGAGATGAATTGGGTCCGGGTGGTTATAACCAAGGTGGCCTAGCTTCTAAACCTAAACCAAAGAAAACTAAGAAGATGAAGAAGGGTGGACTAGCTTCTAAAAAATAATCCACAATTCGTTGGCTACTCATCCCCCACGCCCGACAGTGTGGCTACGGTGGCCCCAACAAGGAGAATACAATGAACGATACAATCATGGCAGAAGAGATGCAGTCAACACCAAAGGCAGCATTTGTGAATAAACCTTACACGCAAGAAGAACGAGTAAAGCGTGATGAGGAAGAATTAGAAGAATTGATGAAGGCACGTGAAGGTGAAGCAGAAGAAGTAGAGGAAGCAGAAGCTGAACCTACTAGCGCAGAAGAAAAAACATTTAAGAAGCGTTATTCTGACCTACGCCGACATCAACAGAAACAAGCAGAAGAATTTAAAACTGAACTAGCTGCGCTTAAAAGTCAACTGGAAAGTGCTGCTAAAAAGGAAATGAAGTTGCCTAAGTCTGATGAAGACATTGAAAAATGGGCAAAAGAATATCCTGATGTAGCAGCTATCGTTGAAACAATTGCAACAAAAAAAGCACGCGAACAATCAACTGCTCTTGAAGAGCGTTTGAAAGCAATTGACGAGTTACAAAATTCAGCTACAAAAGAAAAAGCAGAAGCAGCACTAATGCAGATGCATCCAGACTTTGATGACATTCGTGATAGCGATGACTTTCACCAATGGGCAGAAGAACAACCTAAGTGGGTACAGGACGCACTGTACGAGAATGATAATGACGCACGTTCAGCAGCAAGAGCAATTGACCTCTACAAAGCAGATAGAGGTATTGGCAAAGAAACTAAGAGCAAGAGCAATAAGGGTGCAGCAGAGGCAGTTTCGGCGAAAAATAAACGAAGCAAGCCGCAGACTAATGAAGCGTCTACGTACCTTAAAGAATCAGACGTAGATAAAATGTCAGCACATGAATACGAAAAGCGTTCAGATGAAATCATGGATGCAATCCGTAGTGGCAAATTTATCTACGATTTATCTGGCTCTGCACGATAAAAAGAGTTGACAAGTAGTTATTTATAAGTATAACTATAGTCATGTATGATGTAAACAGGTTAGCTACTTGTTTACATTGTCAATCCGCAAACGACAAAAATCTTCAAGATTACCTGAATAACATGGCCTATTGAGTACATTAGTTGCAACTCTTGTACAAAATACACCCTACGTTAGACAGCCTCTGCCAAGAATTGTATTGTTTGCATCTGTACAATCCAAAACAATAGGAGATGGATTATGGCTTTCCCAAGCGCACCGGGTTATAACAACTTGCCGAATGGCAATTTTAGCCCCGTAATTTACTCCAAACAGGTGCAGCTTGCATTCCGCAAGGCCGCTGTTTGTGACGCAATTACGAATAACGACTACTTTGGTGAAATCGCAAACTTTGGT